GATTGCGTGCAAGAAGTTCTTGTACCGGGCTATGCCCTGTATTCGAACGATATTAACACGCGATTTGTCGCTCATAAGAACGGCATGTGGGATGTCAACAGTGATGTTGGTTACCCATCCGCCTGGCAACTGGGAGTTCCGCTATTCAACGATTCCGTTCTCAAAGAGAGCGTTATTGAGAGTGCGCATCGGCTAAAGGCCGATCACATGCTCAATTTAGTTGAAGCTAATCAGATCGTTCCTAGCGTTCGTAGTATCGGCGAGTCGCTGCCTAACATGGCAGTGAATTGGCGTAAACTGCGACGTCTTGTGAAGACGGCGAGTGGTTCATATTTAGCGTGGAAGTTTGGGGTTTCCCCTTTACTCCATGATATTATGGCTACTCATCGTTATCTTAAGAACGTTAAGAAGGAACTCCAACGTCACGTAGAAGAGAAACCTATTCGAGCTTCCGCCTTTGGCGAAATTTCGTCTAGCTTTATCGGATACGTGCCTGGACCAACGGTACAGAATACTGTTACCACTTGGTCATGGGCTCACACGGGGAAGGTTACTGAACCTCCTACCGTGAGATACGTTTTGGTAGTTAAGCCGGAAGTACCGTTTAAGACAGAGCTTTTCCAAGCTCTGGATTTGGCGTTATCCCGGTTTGCGACGTCACCTGCTGATCTGGCTTGGGAGTTAGTACCTTTCTCCTTTGTACTAGATTGGTTCGTTGACCTGCGCGGAGTTTTGAGACTATTAGACATGGCCTGCGGGGTTAATCCCCTGAAGGTTGTGTCTTTTACTCGAAGCTTTAGCTACCACTTGCAGAACGAGGTATCGGTGACGCGCAAAGCGCCGTTTCCGACAGATCCTTATGTTCTGCGTAGTGGACCTATAGGCTCGGTTGAGTTCAAGCACTACGAGAGGTCGTTGGTTTCTATGAGGCCGTCTTGGCCTCAATGGAACTCTAGATTCGGAAAAAATCAAGCTGCCATATCGGTAGCGTTGATATCACAAGCTTTGGCTAAAACCCAAAGACGGTGGTCGAATCTAGGCAGAGCATCGAATAGTATCAATGTAATCCTCGACAAAGCTGTCAAAAACAGCTATGCTGGGGGCTTATATAAGCAAGCCAAAGGCATAAAATTGCCCAAGGC